GATATCGGCAGTTCAATACCGCCTATGTGGAGATACCCAAGAAAATGGGCAAAAGTGAGCTGGCCGCAGCTGTGGCCCTGCTTCTCACCTGCGGCGACGGCGAGGAACGTGCCGAGGTCTACGGTTGTGCGGCCGACCGGCAGCAGGCGTCCATCGTCTTTGAGGTCGCCGCCGATATGATACGCATGTGCCCGGCGCTCAATAAGCGCTGCAAGATTCTATCGGCCAGCAAGCGCATCGTGTATCTCCCGACGAACAGCTTCTATCAGGTGCTGTCGGCCGAAGCCTACTCCAAGCATGGCTTTAATATCCACGGCGTCGTTTTTGATGAGCTGCACACTCAGCCCAATCGTAAGCTCTTTGATGTTATGACGAAGGGCTCAGGTGACGCTCGTATGCAGCCGCTGTATTTCCTGATAACCACAGCCGGTACGGATACCAAATCCATCTGCTATGAAACCCACCAGAAGGCAAAGGATATTCTGGAGGGCCGCAAAATTGACCCGACCTTCTATCCGGTGATCTATGGTGCCGACGAAAGCGACGACTGGACCGACCCGAAAACATGGAAAAAGGCCAATCCCTCCCTCGGCATTACGGTCGGTATCGACAAGGTCAAAGCGGCCTGCGAGAGTGCCAAGCAGAATCCGGCCGAGGAGAACAGCTTCCGACAGCTCCGTCTCAATCAATGGGTGAAGCAGGCAGTCCGCTGGATGCCGATGCACCTGTGGGATAAATGTGCCTTTGCCGTGGATGAGGAAGAGCTGGAAGGCCGCGTCTGCTACGGCGGTCTGGACCTTTCCTCCACGACGGATATTACGGCCTTTGTGCTGGTGTTCCCGCCTCTGGATGAGGAGGACAAATACGTTATCCTCCCGTACTTCTGGATACCGGAGGATAATATGGCCCAGCGCGTAAACCGTGACCATGTACCCTATGACCTCTGGGAGCGGCAGGGATACCTGCAAACCACTGAGGGTAATGTGGTCCATTACGGCTTCATCGAGAAGTTCATCGAAAATCTCGGTGAGCGCTTCAATATCCGCGAGATTGCCTTCGACCGCTGGGGCGCCGTCCAGATGGTACAAAACTTGGAGGGCATGGGCTTCACCGTCGTGCCCTTCGGTCAGGGCTTTAAGGACATGTCGCCTCCGACAAAGGAGCTTATGAAACTGGTGCTGGAGGAGCGCATCGCCCACGGAGGTCACCCCGTTCTGCACTGGATGATGGACAACATTTATATCCGCACTGATCCGGCCGGAAACATCAAGCCGGATAAGGAAAAGTCCTCGGAGAAGATTGACGGCGCCGTGGCCACCATCATGGCTCTCGACCGCGCAATCCGCTGCGGCAACGATACCAGCGCTTCCGTTTACGATGAGCGCGACATGATTTTTATCTGAGAAAGGAGATTTGAATGGGACTACTGGATAGTATCTTCCGCTCCCGCGATAAGCCCGTTAACAGGATTCCGGGCAGCAACTACAGCTTTTTCATGGGCGGCAGTACAGCCGGAAAAAACGTAAACGAGAGAACGGCCATGCAGATGACGGCGGTCTACGCCTGCGTCCGCATCCTTTCGGAATCCATCGCCGGTCCTCCGCTCACCGTTTATAAGTACAACGATGATGGCGGCAAGGAAAAGGCCTACAAGCACCCGCTCTACACGCTGCTGCACGATGAGCCCAATCCGGAGATGAGCTCCTTTGTCTTCCGGGAAACCCTTATGACGCACCTGCTCCTATGGGGCAACGCCTATGCGCAGATCATCCGCAACGGCAAGGGTGAGGTCGTAGCGCTGTATCCGCTGATGCCGAACAAGATGAAGGTTGACCGGGATGAGAACGGACACCTTTATTACGAGTACAATCGCAGCGGAGATGAGGCGGTCAAGGGAAACAGCACTGTTGTCATGCGCCCCTCCGATGTGCTCCATATTCCCGGCCTCGGCTTTGATGGGCTTGTCGGGTACAGCCCCATAGCCATGGCCAAGAATGCCATCGGCATGGCAATCGCCTGTGAGGAGTTCGGAGCTAAGTTCTTCGCCAACGGAGCGGCGCCTTCCGGTGTGCTGGAGCATCCCGGTACCATCAAGGACCCCGGCCGTGTGCGTGATGCTTGGCAGTCGCAGTTCGGAGGCAGCAGCAACGCCGGTAAGGTGGCAGTTCTGGAGGAGGGCATGAAATACACGCCCATTTCCATTTCGCCGGAGCAGGCACAGTTTCTCGAAACACGAAAATTTCAAATCAATGAAATCGCTCGAATTTTCCGAGTCCCGCCTCACATGGTCGGTGATCTGGAAAAATCGAGCTTTTCTAATATTGAGCAGCAATCCCTTGAGTTTGTGAAATACACGCTGGAGCCATGGGTGGTGCGCTGGGAGCAGTCCATTACCCGCACACTCCTCAAGGCTGAGGAAAAACAGCAGTATTTCGTGAAATTCAATCTGGAGGGTCTGCTCCGAGGCGACTACCAGAGCCGTATGACAGGCTATGCGACGGCAAGGCAGAACGGCTGGATGTCCGCAAACGACATCCGCGAGCTTGAGAACCTTGACCGCATCCCTGCAGAGGCCGGTGGCGACCTGTACCTCATAAACGGCAATATGCTCCCGCTCGGACAGGCGGGTGCTTTTGCAAATAACGATGTCGGGAAGGAGGAAAACACCGATGAAGAAGTTCTGGAACTGGAAGAATCAGGCTCAGACGGAGACGGCGCCGGAAGCGAGAACGCTGTTTCTGAACGGCACCATCGCAGAGGAAAGCTGGTTTGACGACGATGTGACCCCACAGCTCTTTAAGGAGGAGCTGATGAGCGGCACCGGCGACATTACGGTCTGGATCAACTCTCCCGGCGGCGACTGCATCGCGGCGGCCCAGATTTACAACATGCTGATGGACTACAAGGGCAGCGTCACCGTGAAGATTGACGGTATTGCAGCTTCGGCTGCTTCGGTCATCGCAATGGCCGGTACCAAGGTCCTCATGTCTCCCGTATCCATGTTGATGATCCACAACCCCATGACAATTGCAGCCGGAAATAAGGACGAGATGCAGAAGGCCATTGAAATGCTGGATTCCGTAAAGGACAGCATCATGAATGCCTACGAAATCAAGACCAATCTTTCCCGCAGAAAGCTGTCCCACCTGATGGATGCCGAAACATGGATGGATGCAAAGAAGGCTGTTGAGCTGGGCTTTGCAGACGAGATTATGAGCCGGGATTCTGTTCCCACAGATATGGAGCTGCCTGCGGTCTCCATGCTGTATTCCGAAGCGCAGGTAACCAATTCACTGATGAGCAAGCTGGCCGAAAAGTGCCGCATTGCTCCGGTCCCTGAAAAGCAGGGTCGCAACGTGGATGAGCTGAAGGCCCATCTGCAGGAAATCAAAAACTATATTTAATGGAGGAATAACACCATGACTATTGTTGAAATGAGAGAAAAGAGAGCCAAGCTGTGGGCCACTATGGAGGGCTTCCTCGATACCCACCGCAACGACAAGGGTGTGCTGTCCGCTGAGGATGACGCCACCTACTGCAACATGGAGAAGGAACTGAACGACCTCACCAACGAAGTGCGCCGCATGGAGCGCCGTGACGCTATCGAGGCCGAGCTCAAAAAGCCTGTCTCCCAGCCCATCACGGAAAAGCCCGCCGGTGCCGTCAAGGAAAAGACCGGCCGCGCTTCCGATGCCTACAAGGAGGACTTCGCCTGCGTTCTTCGCGGCAAGCGCCTCGTCCACAATGTTCTGGAGGAAGGCGTCGATGCCAACGGCGGCTACCTCTGCCCGGAGGAATTCGAGCGCAAGATCGTGCAGGCCCTGAAGGAAGAGAATGTCATGCGCAAGCTCTGCAAGGTCATCACCACTCAGAACGAGCGCAAGATTCCCGTTGCCGCAAGCCACTCCACTGCTGCGTGGACTGCCGAAAACGCTGCCTACACTGAGAGCAATCCCACCTTCAGCCAGAAGACCATTGATGCCTACAAGCTCACTGACCTTGTGAAGGTTTCCATCGAGCTTCTGGACGACTCCGCTTTTGACCTCGAAAGCTACATCGCTGACGAGTTCGCCTTTGCCTTCGGCGTGGCCGAGGAAACTGCCTTCTGTGTTGGCACCGGCTCCGGCCAGCCTACCGGCCTGTTCACCGCAAGCGGCGCCGATGTCGGCATCACCACTGCCAGCGCTACCGCCATCACTGCTGATGAGATTATCTCCCTCATCTACTCCCTGAAGTCTCCCTACCGCAAGAACGCAAAGTTCCTCATGAACGATGCCACTGTTGCGGCAATCCGCAAGCTCAAGGACGGCAACGGCATTTACCTCTGGCAGCCCGCTCTCCAGCAGGGCCAGCCCGACAAGCTCCTCGGCTACGACATCTATACCTCTCCCTATGTTCCCACTATGGCGGCAAACGCATACTCCGTTGCCTTCGGTGACTTCCAGAACTACTGGATTGCCGACCGTACCGGCAGAACTGTCCAGCGCCTCAACGAGCTGTATTCCACCAACGGTCAGGTCGGCTTTGTGGCCACCGAGCGTGTGGATGGCAAGATCATTCTTCCCGAAGGCATCAAGCTCGTAAAGCAGCACGCATAAGGAGGGCCTGACCTATGAGCTATAACGCGAAAAACTATACCGAACAGGGTGGCGAAGTCACCCATATCGGCGGCAGGCTCGTCATTGAGGAAGGAGGCTCGGTTTCCGGGCTTCCTTCTGCCGCAGTGCCTGTTGCAACTGCTGAAGCTGTCGGCGGCGTGAAGGTCGGCGGCGGTCTCTCTGTCACAGAAGCCGGTGTGCTTTCTGTCACCGGTGCCGCAAATCAGGCCGCCAGCACTGCAGAGGATGCGGCCGGTCTGAAAGCAGACTTCAACGCCCTTCTTACCAAGCTGAAGGCTGCCGGTCTCATGGCCGCTGACGAGTAATCTGAAAGGGGTGTTCTCATGCTGGTATCACTGGCAGAAGCAAAGAAATATCTGAGGGTGAACTATGCCGATGAGGACACCCTCATTCAGAAATTCATCCGGACAGCAACCATCCTGATTGAGGAGACGCTGCGGGTAGAGACAATTACGCCCACGCCGGTTTTGCGCGTGGCCTGCCTCTACGCCGTGGCGTATCTTTTTGAGCACCGGGAGGACGCTGACATGGCAGTGCTTGCGCGGAATCTGCGCATTATGCTGATGTCCGAGAGAAAGGCGGCCTTCTGATGAACATAGCGAAAATGCGCTCCAAAATCACGATACAAAAGGCTACGGTCTCTACGGATAACATCGGCAACCGGAAAAACACATGGGCCGATTACTACTCCTGCTCTGCCTATGCAAACCTGACCTCCGGGAAGGAGTATGCAGAGGCCGGGCAGACCATCAGCTCCGATAAAATCACATTTACTGTCCGCTATTGCAATGCGCTCAGTGCTCTGACCACTGACGGGTACCGCATCGTTTTTCAGGGTGAGCTTTATAACATCGCCTGCATCGATGATTACATGTTCCGTCATGAAACGCTGAAGCTGAATGCGGAAAGGATACAGAGATGAGTGTTCAGAAGGTTTCGATTGGCGAGATGGCATCGGCCATTACCGACATGCTGGAGGAATACGCCGACCTCGCCACAGACGATATGAAGAAAGCGGTCAAGAAATCTGCCAAGACGGTAAAGAGTGAGATTTCTGCAAACGCACCCTCGAACACCGGCGCCTACGCAAAAAGCTGGACTACCACTACCACCGGCGAATCGGCCAATGCACTGGAGATTACGGTTCATTCTAAAAACCGTTATCAGCTGGCGCATCTGCTGGAGCATGGTCACGCCAAGCGTAACGGCGGCCGTGTTGCCGCACAGGTGCATATAGCTCCTGCAGAGCAGAAAGGCATTGAGGAGCTGGAGGATGAAATTGAAAGGAGCCTGCGCAATGGATAAGCTGCTGCAAATTCTGTCTGCCATCGGCCTGCCGTATGCCTACGACCATTTTGCCGAGGGTGAGTCTCCGGCGCCGCCTTTCATCTGTTATCTGCTGCCCGGCAGTAATAACTTCGCGGCAGACGGAAAGGTGTACTTCAAAAAGGAAGAGGTACACATCGAACTTTATACGGATAAAAAGGACCTCACGAAGGAGGCGGCTGTGGAAGCCGTTCTCGATACACATGAGGTCTTTTACAACAAAACCGAGGTCTGGATCGAGAGCGAAAAGCTCTACGAGGTCCTCTACACATTTGAATTGGAGGTATAAAAACCATGCCTGACAACAAAGTCAAATACAATCTGAAGAATGCGCACTATGCGCTTCTGACCTATGACACATTGGGTGCACCGGTTTTCGGTACTCCCGTTGCCATGCCCGGCTCCGTTTCTCTTTCCTTGGAGGCCAACGGTGAGCCGGAAAACTTCTACGCTGACGGCATCGCGTACTATGTCATCAACAACAATATGGGCTACGAGGGTGATCTGGAGCTGGCCCTTATTCCGGAGAGCTTCCGTACCGACGTTCTGAAGGAGACGCTGGATGCCAATGGTGTCCTCATCGAAAACTCCGAGGCAGAAATCGCCGCCTTTGCACTTCTCTTCGAGTTCGACGGCGATCAGAAGCACATCCGTCATGTCCTTTACAACTGCTCTGCATCCCGTCCCGGCATTGAGGGCAAAACCAACGAGGACAGCAAGGAGGTCCAGACGGAAACCCTCACCATCAAGGCAACTCCGCTGCCCGACGGCAAGGTCAAGGCCAAGACTGGCAACACCACCAACACTACCGCCTACAACGGCTGGTACAGCGCCGTGTACGTTCCCACTGCTGTGGCCGATGCAACCCTTTCCGCACTGACCATTGGCTCGCTCGCGCTGACTCCGACCTTCGCACCCGGAACCACCAGCTATACGGCGACCACGACTAACGCCACCAATACCGTAACGGCAACTGCAAATGCCGCCGGTGCGACTGTGGCAATCAAGGTCAATAACACCACGATCCAGAGCGGCGGCTCCGCAACGTGGCAGGCCGGTACGAACACCGTTGAGGTCACCGTTACCAACGGCAGCACCACCAAGACATACACCGTCACCGTAACGAAGGGAGAATAATCCATGGGTATGACAAAAACTGTAGCGATTGACGGCAAAGAGGTCGTATTCAAGGCCTCTGCCGCCATTCCTCGCATATACCGACTGAAATTCGGCCGCGACATCTATAAGGACCTGAAGGACCTCAGCTCCGCTGTGGGTGAAGGCAATCCCGACGCCTCCTCGCTGGACACCTTCTCCCTTGAGCTGTTCGAGAATATTGCCTACATCATGGCAAAGCACGCTGACCCCGCCATTCCCGACACTCCGGAGGAATGGCTGGACGGCTTCAATACCTTCAGTATTTATCAGGTTCTGCCGGAAATCATCCAGCTCTGGGGCCTCAACGTGCAGACGGATGTGGCCTCTAAAAAAAACTTCACCGGACAGACCGGGAAATGACAACACCGCTGTTCCTTTTGCGATGCGTCCAGCTGGGCATATCTATCCGTGATCTGGACCTGCTTTCCATCGGCATGGTCAATGATATGTATGCCGAGAGCAGCAACGACGAATGCAAGTATGCCCGGCTCGCATCGCAGGAGGACATGGACTCGTTTTAAGATTGGAGGTGAATCTGCGTGGCTGGTAGAAACATCAAGGGCATAACCGTAGAAATCGGCGGCGATACCACCGGTCTGCAGAAGGCCCTCAAAGAAGTAAATAGCGAAATCAAAAACACGCAGAGCCAGCTCAAGGATGTGGAAAAGCTCCTGAAGCTCGATCCGGGCAATACGGAGCTTTTGTCCCAGAAGCAGAAGCTGCTGACGCAGGCCGTTTCCGAGACAAAGGAAAAGCTCGAAACCCTGAAAACAGCTGCGGAACAGGCAAATCAAGCCCTTGCCAACGGTGACATTTCGCAGGAGCAGTACGATGCCCTGCAGCGTGAAATCATCGAGACTGAGGAAGAACTGAAACGGCTGGAGGAGCAGGCAGAACAGTCTGCCACCGCGCTCCAGAAGATTGCGGCCACGGGCGAAAAGCTGCAGGCTGTTGGCGACAAGATTACCGGCATTGGCGAAGCACTGATGCCTGCGTCTCT